CAATCTAGGATTTAATTTTGATTATGACAGCGAGGGACCCCGCAGAAATTATAATAGAAAAGACTTTCCTTCCATTCCGTACAATGCTTCAAAATTCTTTGTCTTCTAATGCTTGAACTCGTCGGCACGCCATACGCAGAGAAAGCCATCGGGCCGCAATCTTTCGACTGCTATTCACTTGTACGCTATGTGCTCAACAAAGAACGCGGTATGGATCTGCCAGAGTCGCCGCCATCGGCCATCGCGTGGCCGCGCTATGTGAAAATCTACAAACCGCCGCCAGCCAAACTTGAGCCTTACGATGTTGTTATGTTTGCCGAAATCCTGCCGGGTATCATCAATCATATTGGCATCGTTTGTAACAACGGTTCTGACTTTCTTCACTGCGGTGCGATGTTTGGCGGCGTGGTTTGTGAGCCGTTAATCAAATACGAGCACAGGATTGTCGGCGTGGGGCGTCCACTGTGATTATTGAAGTGCGCGATATTATCGACGGCAAGGTACACATTGCGCACACGCAAGCACCGCCTGCCGACATTACGCTAGGCTATCTATTCGATCAGCGCGAAGAATTAAAGCGCATCAAGCCGTGCGTCGCACAGGTAAAGGTCAACAGCATTAAAATTGATCAATGGCAAGCCACGACTTTACGGCAGACCGACTCGGTGGAGATAGACATTGCGCCACGCGGCCCTGTGTTGGCAGTTATCCAAGTCATTATGCTCGTCATTTCTCTTATCAGCACCATCGTCAGCATGGTCATGCGGCCCAAGCCGACGAAACTCGAAACACCGAAAGAGACAACGACATACAGTTGGGACGGATTAAAAACGAGTTATGCACCGGGCGGGCCGATACCTGTAGTGTACGGCGAGCATGCCTCAGGCGGACAACTGCTAAGCCTTGCCATTGACGTCAACCCGGCCAATCCCAATCAGCAGGTTTTAAGCATGCTATTAGGCGAGGGCTGCGGCACCATTACCAATGTGGACTGCATCAAGGTCAATGGGATCTCCTTTTCTAATTTCAATAATCCACTACCGCAGTCCGCTATCTGCCAGGCAGCGGCCGATAGATATTGGATCGACCGTCCCGACGTAGCGGCTGACCCGTGGTACGGCTCTTCGCCTGCGGGTGCCTACGACCATTATCTTTCATATGGGCAATATGAGGGAGCGATATGGCATTCCGAGTTATGCACGAACGACCCGCTCAACATCTCATGGGACTGGCGCACAGGCGCTTCGAGTCAATCGGCCATACCTGGCTTTGAATTATCGCGCAACACATTTGCCGATGGCCGTGAGATTTCAAGTCTGGCCATTACCTATCCGACACAGGGCAATCAGGTTAGTCGAGTGCAGTTGCAGGTGGCAGCGCTGCAAGGATTGGGGATTTTTCGTGGTGGCACTAATCCGCGCATGCAGACGCAGACTGTCTATTATCGCGTTGAGTATAGTCCGCAGGGGGCTGGCACCTATACGACGGCTGAAGACCGTGCATTTTCAGGTGCGGACAAGGGCGAGATATGGGATGCGCCAGTTTACAATCTTCCCAGTCGTGCCGCATGGGATTTTCGTCTTACGTGGATAGGCGAAGCTCAGCATGAGCGCAGCGACCTAGCCAAAGGCGATGCCGATTTTGCTCATATCTGGCTGCGCAATGTTACCGAAATGTCAGATGCGCAGGTGGAGACGTATTCAGGCACGGCGCTTCTGTCCGTCAAGGCTATCGCAACCAATCAACTTCAGGGCGGACCACCTACGATTAGCGCCGTCCTGCGCGGGCGTAACGTGCGCGCGTACTACAATACGACAACCTATGTGACCACATGGACGAGAAATCCAGCCTGGGGCATTCTGGATTACATGACGAATTCGGTCTACGGCATGGGGCCGTTTATCCCGACGTCGGCCATAAATATTCAGTCCTTTATTGATTTTGCCACGCTATGCGATTCGCAAGTCTCCAACGGCGCAGGCGGTTTGGAGCCGCAGCACTGTTTAGACATTGTGATGGACAAGAAGAAGCCGCATATCCAGTGGGTAAACGACATGCTGGGGCTTTACCGATCAGCGCTTATTTATAGTCAAGGTAAATTTAAGATCATAACCGACCGCGGCGACTTGCCCGTGCGACAGATTTTTCATGCGGGCAATATTCTACCCGGCACGTTTCAATTGACGATAGGCGCCACCGATCCCACACCGCCGAATCAAGTCAATCTGTCATTCCCCAACCGCATGGCCGATTTCAACATGGACACGATTTTCGTGCAGGACTCGGCCAGCATCTATGGCCGCAACGAGCCGATCAAGGATGTGGACTTAAGTTTGATCGGCGTCACGCGCGAGTCCGAGGCCGTACGCGAGGGCTATTATCAATTGCAACGGCGCCGTCAAAGTGTACGCGAGATGCAATTCGCCACGGGCATCGAGGCGCTAGCCGTTGAGCCTGGCGATATGTGCAAAGTGGGTATCGTCACTACTGGCTTTGAGATGGGTTATGGTGGGCGCGTGCTTGAGGGCGATCTATTCAATGTCGTGCTCGACCGCGAGGTAACGGTTAATAGCGGCTACACTTATGAGTTTTATTTATGGCACACCCAAAGCGACTCGCCCGAAGTACGCACCGTGGCGACGACACCTCCAGCGGGCGCGCCGAGCATTATCACGATTACCGTTAGCCCTAGCAATCCATTCAATATTCAACCGCAAAACGGCGACCGCTGGGCCATCGGTATCACGTCAGAAGACCTCAGAACGTGTTTCGTCAAGCGAATCAATTTCGACCCGCAAACGGCTAAGCATTCATTAGTCGTGCAGGAGCGCGTGCCCACTGTGCCGATCACGCCGACGCTGGTGAGCACGATTACATTCTGGGATATGAACGCACCGCCAGCGCAGCCGTTAAGTGTCAAGGGCGGCATTACTTATAATATAGCGGCGGATGGCACCGTGGCGGCGCTGCTCAATGTAGACGTCGTGCCGGCACCGCTAGAAGAAGGCGGGCAGCTCGGCACCGTGGCGTCATCCTACGTAGTGCTCAGCGGTTCGCATTGCCCTGTGCGTTATTCGCTCAACGGCGATATGTTTCGCATGAATACCGGCTCGGCCGGCCCTGGGCCAGGTGCAAAGGGCAATGAAGGCGCAGTCCGTACCATTAATTATTGGACAGGCTCGGATCACCAAGCCTTTTACGCGCCTGGATTTCAGTCTGCCATTGTGGGCTTTCCACCGTATCCACCAAACTCAGGCGACCGTTATACGCTGCTACACCGCGGCGGCTTCTTTGATGGGTTTGATCTGTATCGACGCACTATTGAGGCGTCGGCGGATTATAGCTTTGTCGCGCCTATCTTAGGCACGCACTACGAAGAAACGGTAATGATCGACTCGCTACAGGCCGACATGCAGTACAAAGTCGTGCCCTTTAACACGCGCGGCGTGCGTAATTATTTGGGCGATTGGGAAGTCACGATCAGTTTCAGCGGTACATTCGTATCAACAGGGCAGACCGTTGATTATCTGTTTTACGAGCATGCGGATTCAATGCAGCTATTAGAGCCATCGTTTGTATCGCCTGGATTATACCCGCACAGTTATGCGGCAATCACAATTAACAAATCAGGCGCAACCGTATTTCTGCAAGCCACTATGGATTTTGCCCGTAACGGTGGCCCACAGCTCGCACTGGAACCTGTATTTATTGCCAATAGCCTGAGCGTCATAAACTCTCCAGCGGGATTTGGCCTACTGTGGGGAGATTATCTAACGGACTACACCAACCGCCTTTTTATGGATTCCATATCCGTAGGAAACGCACAGAAAAAGAGCTATACGCTTGCCAAGACCCTAGTGACGACCTATGCGCCGATGACCATATATTTTACCGAATTCGGCAATACCGTTACCAGCGTCAACCTCGTCAACCTTCACTACAACGCCACCATCTATTCCCGCTAGTCGGGCATTTTCGCCATATAATAAATCACGTTTGCCCGATAAATAGCGTTGACACACTTTGATACCGTGTGTATAAGTATGTCATGCAATCGAAATCAAAAACGTCCACCATCCTTATTCGGCTACCGTTGTCCATCAAACAGGAAGTGGAAAGACAGGCAGCCGATGAAAATCGTTCCATTGGCAAACAAGCGCTTTTTCTTATTAGGCGCGCACTAGCGCAGATGCCAAAGAAACCGCCGCAACACGAGGCGCGGTCATGAAGTTATTGATTCAATACGACAGCGCTGTAGTAGACGAATATAGAACCATGCAGAGGTTAGCGGCGAGACAATTAATGCGTGCCTTTTCACAGGGCATATTATTTCGCCTTGGTCGGAATGCTAACGCATGTCTGGAAAAACACGAGATTCCGAAATGTGTTGACTGCGGAGAAGAAGCGGAAAGCTACGACCATCGAGATTATTTTGAGCCATTAAAAGTCGAGCCGGTTTGTATACGGTGCAACACATTGCGAGGACCGGCCTATAAAACTCTAGACGCCTTGGCCGAGGCCAAGCGCAAGCCAAAGGAGGCACGGTTATGAAACCACAAACAGCATTTCATCAAAAGCGGCCTTATACCCTGCTTGCCGCCAAGGGTGAGTATGGAACTTGGATTATCGGTGAAGGCTATATGCATCGCGAAGTATGGAGAGAAGGCCGTTCAGTGCATGCGCGAATCTGGTTTAACGGTGACGTGATTCAATATCAAATCAATCCTATCCCGACGCATTGGGCATGGGATTTTATTCAGAG